TCATGGATACGAGAAGTTAGAAAACATTGAAAACTTTGCGGATGCATTTGTAAGACCATTACATCTTCCATTCCCAATCTTCTTCTCATATGTCGCAGCATTCTCTGAGATTGTAGGAAGTTGGTTGATTATCTTTGGACTTGTTACTAGGTTAGGTGCCTTGGCAATCTTAGGCACTGTTTCGTTTGGAATATACCACGCCTTAGTTACAGCTGGATTCAATATCTATCTGTTAGAACTCTTAGTTCTTTACTGGGGAGGTGCAGCATGTATCGTTCTCTGTGGAGGTGGCAACTTCTCAATAGATCATTTGATACTAAGAAGACTTAAAGGAGTATAAATTTATACTTCAATAACAGGAAATACACACGGAGGGTTGACCCTCCTTTTTTTATGTGTATAATTAGTGTATGTAATTTTGTTTTTACATGGATCATTCAGTAACACTACAATATCCTGACGGCCGTGAGGAGAAGTTCACTTGTCCAGAGGACGAGTACATCCTAGATGTAGCAGAGGAGGCAGGATATGATCTTCCTTATTCATGTAGGGCAGGTGCTTGTTCCTCATGTTGTGGAAAGATTGTTTCTGGAACTCTGGATCAAAGTGATCAATCTTTCTTAGATGATGAACAAATGGGAGCAGGGTTCGCTATGTTGTGTGTATCCTATCCAAGTTCTGATCTAGTAATTAAGGCAGAGGCAGAAGAGGAACTATACTAAAAGTGAAAACCATTTATATTCACCCCTTAAGTGAAACAAGTTGTTTAACACATGATGGATACATTCAAATAGGAGTATTCAATCATTCACTAGAGAAACATATTGAGTTGAGTAATGCTATCTGTGGTGATAATCCTATAAACTGGGTTGAAACCTATTGGTATCCTGATATATTTGCAAACAGATACAAGAGAGCAAACTTTCAACAAACTGAAAAGAAGAATGAAGGTTCGCCAAGAACCGACAACGCAGGAGATAGTCGTCCAAGAGACTTTCCTGATCAAGCACAAACTAGACTAAACAGAACGTTATGAAATTTCTATTCACATTACTTGTATCCCTATTTTTGGCTTTTCCAGTATGGGCAGTTGATGTAACTATGGGATCAAACGGTAATCTAGTATTTGAACCGAATGAGATTACAATCTCTGCAGGTGACACAGTTCATTTCATGAATGAATCACTACCTCCTCATAATATTATTGTTGAGGCACGTCCAGATCTTTCCAGAGAAGCATTATTGTTTGCTCCTGGAGAAACACAAGATGTTATATTTGCAGACGTAGGAGATTATAATTTCTTCTGTGGACCTCACCAGAGTGCTGGAATGACTGGTGTGGTTCACGTACAATGATTGGTTTTCCAGAAGCACCTGTTGGAGGTAAACTCGATAAGTGGGGTTTTACTATCAAACCAACCATCACTGACGATGAGTTGATCCTCATGTGTCTTAAGAATGCTCCTTGTGGGGCAGATCGTAAACAAGTAATCGACCTTATTAAAAAGTACGAAGACAAACTAAAATGAAAATCTTTTTAGACACTGCAGACACATACGCTATTAAAGATTACTTTGATACAGGTCTTATTGATGGTGTCACAACTAATCCAACTCTCATCATGAAGAGTGGTCGTAACCCTGATGAGGTGTACCAGAAGATCAAAGATATTGGTGTCAAGGATATCAGTATGGAAGTGATGGGTAACTTCGTTGAGATGTATACAGAGGCATCACGACTCTCCCAAAAGTTTGGTGATGTGGCAACTATCAAAGTTCCTATGACCCGTGAAGGTTTGAGAGTATGTCATCAACTTTCTCAGGTTGATAAAGTGAAAGTGAATGTAACTCTTATCTTCTCAGCATCTCAAGCAGTCCTAGCAGCTAAGGCTGGTGCCACCTATGTGTCACCCTTCGTTGGTCGTTTGGATGATCAGTCTGTAGCCGGTCTAGAAGTGGTTCGTTCCATCTCTGAACTGTATCGTATTCATCGTATCCCTACACAAGTACTATCAGCCTCTATTCGTTCGGTACAGAGGGCTGTACGGTCCTGGTATAATGGAGCAGAGGTGGTTACGATGCCTCCTAGTATCTTTGAACAGATGTACGATCATATCTTGACTGATAAGGGTCTGGAGATCTTTGAGAGAGATGCCGCTGGTATCAAACATGACTAAAGTGTATTCTGGAAAACCACCTGAATTAGAATCTGGTTTTCAACCTCATCTTGAGGCAGTATTCAAAGATAAAAAACAAGCAGAAGAATATGTCAATACCTGGATGGGATTTTATCCAAAGATGGATGTAATATTCTGGACAGAAGAATAACCGTCACAACCCTGTTGATCTTATAGGTCAATGGGGTTATACTATGTGTATCGGAAATCAACTATGAACGGATCACTAGAACCTGAGGATCGTATCCTTGAAGAACCAACCATCACAGAACAACTCTCAAAGTTGATCGATACACTTGGTTGGGAAGTCGATGATGATGTTACAGTTGAGCTTGCTGGAACTCAAGTCTCTGGTATTGATGTTGGTAAAGATTACAATAAAAAGTGGCAATCACCTATTGGTGTTCGTAAATACAACAAAGATGCATTCATCATCATCAGTAATCAATCTCGTAGAGATTTGAGTAGATCTCAACCTATGGATAGGGAACATAAACCTCAACATCCATACACCCCCCAATCTCTAAATATTTCTGAAGAAAAGAAAACAAAATGAGTTTCCCATTCAATCATGTTGTACTTGAGGATCGTAAAGAAGTTTGGATTAAAGGTGGGTATCCTGGGTGTATGGCAGTACCAAGGTTAATGGAAAGGTTTTATCCTGGGTATGAGGCCAAGTTGGCTAAGAATGAATTCATTGAGAAACTCAAAAAAGATTACACATTGAGGGCTACACTAGATGCCTGACCACAGTATCCGCCCCCTACTTGAACAGGTAGGGGGTTTTGTTATTACAATATTGATGTTTCTAATTCCTATTTTAATTTTAATTTTGATATGACTTTTCTTGTATTTTCCAAAGACGGTTGCCCTTATTGTACTAAGGTTGCACAAGCACTTAAGCTCGCTGAAATGAAGCATGTGATATATAAACTTAACCAAGACTACACTAGACAAGAATTTTACAAGACCTTTGGAGATGGATCTACCTTCCCACAGGTAAGAGTATTTACTGAAGAAGAAGGTGAAAGGACCATCGGTGGGTGTAGTGAAACGGTTAAGTATCTACGAGAAAACAAACTGATCTAATGGACAACACCTGGGAACTTCTAAACATTGTTGAGAGAACAATTGATAGTGCATTCCAAGGCAAACAGATGCTCAACATGTATGAGTATTTGAAGTCCATCAAAGCAACTAAGAGAGATGCTACTGAATTTATTGATAGTTCTGTAGCCAGAGAGATCCAACTTCTTGTTATGGATCTTGAGGATTATCTTGAAGGTGGTAATGATGAACAACACAAACAACTGAGAGAAGGTTATGGTTATCTTGGTAAACCTGAAGCCAGAAAGATAAAAGATTATCTCTATTCTATACTAGAAGATGCGTGGAAGTATGAACAAGAAAAACGACCAGGAAGAAGGAGGAAAACTTCTAAATAACAAAATAAGTGACCTACCACCAGAGATAGATAGGGGTGTTGAGTTACTATTAAGAAATAGAAAAGGGAGGGTTGAATCGAAAACTTTTCAGATAAAATTTGATAAGATGATTTCTCTCTTCAAAAGAGAGTTCCACTTGAATATCGATTTTAGTTTCGATATAAAGAAGAAACCCTAGGAGGTTAAGATGTTAGCAGTTACTCTCACGTTCTCAGCATTGTTTTCAGTTATGTTCCTGATACTAGGAACTTTAGTTGGTTGGTTAGCCAAAGACTATGTGATACAAAGAGATTCCAAATACATCCCATTACATCCAGAAATGTTTGACGAGAATGGCCAGATTATTCCTGACGAAGTGTTGGCAGTAAGGTTTGAAAATGATATGGTTGATCCCGATGATCCTTTAAACTAACTCAATAAATACGATATACTGAAACGAGAAAGAAAATTACTATGGTTACATCAACAAAACTCCCACCTAATGCTTTCGTGCATGAGATTCTTGCACATGTATCTAAACAAAAAAGTGTTGCAAAGAAAGTAGAAGCACTACAAGAGTATCGTAATGATGCTCTTACTGCTATTCTGATTTGGAACTTTGATGATACTGTTTATAGTCTCCTCCCTGAAGGTGAGGTTCCTTTCAACAGGAATGAAGTCCCTGTAGGAACTGATCACACCTCTCTGAGGAGAGAGTGGAAGAACCTCTACCACTTTATCAAGGGAGGTAATGATAAACTCTCCAAGACCCGTAGAGAGTCTATGTTCATCCAGATGTTAGAGGGTCTTCATCCAGAAGAGGCAGGTATCATTTGTTTAACTAAGGATAAGAACCTAGGGACAAAATACAAAGTGACCAAAGACCATGTAACTAAAGCCTTTCCTGATATAGTATGGGGAGGTAGATCATAAATCCTATGAAAATCGTTCACGAAAACTGTGACCTTGAAAAGTGTAACAACATCAAGTTACCAAACACTGCTTATGTTGTGACTTACAAGGTTGATGGTGGTGAGTGTAATGACATTACCATCTCACAGAAACAGGTTGAGATCTTTGACCACTACTACGACAAGTATAAGAAAGATCTAGTTAAGATTGTTCAATCAAAAGGAACAGCAAATCCAAAATTATGGAAAGGAGTGGAGAAAGATGTCAAAGGGGTTTGATATTGACTTTGAAGGTCTTGACATGAGCCAAGAAAGTGTTCAAGAACTTGTCAAGAAGTATAAGAAGATTAAGAAGTATCAGAAGTCTTCACTCTTCGCAGTGAAGAGTATGGATGGTACAGAAGATATCGTTTCTAGAATGGTAGAGGAAGCCCGTGAAGGAGGTTTCTGAGTATGATAGAGGAGGTAGACCAGTCACACCTGTAAACCTCCTGTTATTGATTAGTGAACTGGAAGGTAGTTCACAACACCTAAAATACATGGGGTTTGATGATGACGAAGAAACGATCAACGAAATCAAAAAGAGGTTTTACAGAATTTACTTCGACCTCAAACGATCCCTACGACAGACACAAGTATAGGATGAGGTTTGTTGGCACAAACAAAGCCATCATCTTTGAAGATTATGAAACAATGAGAGTATTTTGGTTTCAACATGCAGGGATGAAAAGACCTTGTGTTGTTGATGTAATCGATTAAACTTTGTTAAATAAATATTCGAAAGGTTAGTAGAGTATGCTATCGACCAAGTACCGGCTTCGGCTTGAATTTATTTGTAAGTGTATTGCTAGTGGTGAGGAAGTAAAACTGGATGATATGGTCTGGGCACAGAAACTTGCTAAGGCAAACACATCTGCTAATGAGATGCTAAAGAAAGCAAGACGACAAGCTGCTCAAGATATTGAGGAAGGTAGTACCGACGATTTTCTGAATAGGATGGGTTTAGGAGACCCCGATCCATCCAATCATAAAACGGGGTTCAGTAGTGCTGATGATATCAAGGACTGGTTTAAACAAGACAAGCCTAAGGATTGGAGACAGAGGGACTAATGCAATCAGTAATCTATTCAAATAAAAGTCAAGAGTGTGAGAGAGCTATCATGCTTCTTTCAAATGTCCATGAAGATTTTCATGAGTATGTTCTAGATGAAGACTTTACTGACAATCAATTTCATGCAGAGTTTGGAGACACAGCAGAGTATCCACAAATCTCTATTGGACTGAAACACAGAGGTGGTTTGAAAGAAACTCTTCAGTTCATGAAAGATAACAATATGTTCTAACCTTGACATAAATAGTGTAGAAGTGTTATTATAACACTGTCGTTCATCAAAGGAAGACCTTTGACGCAAGTAAGTTGACTCGGAACGGAGCCGTTCATCCCATGATTGATTTCTTTTTATATACAACACTTAGTTGTTCCGATGCCGATAGTATTGTGCTACGGATGAGGAGAAACGAAGATCTTAACGCTGAAGTTAAGATTGAGTTGGTGGAGATTCTAAAAGAATCTACACCTGAGTGTCCATGGGACGCAAAAGGCAACTGAAGGAACGGGGCCTAAAAATCCAACTACTTCAGGAGTATCAAATGAAAGTCACGTATCGTGGTGTGTCATATGACACAATTGAATATCAGAACAGACCTCAAATTACCAAAAAGGTAAATGCAGTCTATCGTGGTATCAATCACACCGAAACTGTAACAGTGGAGGTATCAAAATGAATGTACTTGCCATCGAGCAAAAGAAAATCATTAAGAAGAGAGCCATCAAACAGGCTCAAATCTTAATGACTAAGAAAACACTTGTTTGTTCTAACAACAAGTGATATAATTAAGGGAGGTAATACTCCCTTTTTTAATGGAAAAAGATAAACTCAAACTAATAACCAGAAACCTAAGACTGTTAGTAGATGCACTGGAGTCTGAAGTTTATTCTGATGTAAAGTCATATACCGAACGAATGGAAGAGTCACTCCCTCCTCTTCCAGATTATGATGAGGTATTTGAAGATGATGAATGATTGGAGATATACTGATGAGAGAATGAAACTCAGAGGGGTTTGTTTGTCAATTCTTCTAAATAAGTATGGTGGAGTAAGGATTGAAGAAGCCTCCTACTCAACCAAAGATATTTACGAATGCGTTGATACCTGGGTCAGTCAAGGGAATAAAATCTCTCATGGTATCGAACCTTACTTTAAGACTTATTTTTCTAACACTACTTAATGTACGTTACACATAACAATTACGAAAGAGCTTTAAGACAATTTGGTGTTCAAGTTGAATACATATGTGCAGCGGAGATGGCTGGTAAGATTGATTCAGAGGAAGCATACCAAAGAATCAAGACCCAACTTAAAGCAGTCAAGAAAGTTAGAAAGTCTGGTAGAACAGACGTATAATAAGAGTCATTCTGAATATCAAAACTCGATATTCTTTGTTTAATACCGTGAGTGGAAAGAACCCTAATGGATCAATCAGAACAGATGAAACCCGGAGCTAAACTGGTATCAGTTACACCTGATGCTGAAAAACATATAGCATACTGTGCTAGGGTGAGTAATCCAAACAACCAGGATAA